GTGGTCGGCGGTTCGATTTTGGATATTAAAGGCCGTTGAAAAAATGTTTTTCGGGGGGGCCTGAAGGAGAACAGTATGAATTTGTCCGTTACCTTGGAAGACTTGACCGACAAAATCCACAAAGCCGATTACCACCGTATTGGCGAAACGACAGCTACAGTTTGCTCGCTGACCCTGAAATCGGGCTTTGTGGTAATTGGCCAGTCAGCTTGTATCAACCCGGACATGTTTGATCAAGAAGTGGGGTGTGAGGCGGCTTATCAGGATGCCGTCCGCAAGCTGTGGGAACTGGAAGCCTATCGAGTGAAAGAAAACGTGTTTACACAGAAACAGGAGCAAAACAATGTCTAAACCGACCAAACAGGTGGTCTTGGTTACCACCGTTAAAACCACCGGCAAAATCGTGGCCAACCGTTTTGTGAGCTTCGCCGGCAAACAGGCTACGGCTACCGATAAGGTGCTGGGCGCCACCCCTTACGATGCCGACATCAACGAAATCTTGGCCGTTGACACCATCGGCACAGTGGTGGTGGAAGCCGGCGGCGCGCTGGCCGTGGGCGACGAGGTATCCCCCGATGCCCAAGGCTGCGCCGTCAAGACCGCAGGCAGTGCCAAGGCCGTCGGCATTGCCTGCAGTGCCGCTGCCGGCGCGGGCGAGCTGATCCAAGTTTTACTGAGGGGTTAGCCATGATTAAAACCTATATCGCCAACACCCCGCTGATTCTGGCTGATGCCGAGGGCAAGGAGTTCCGTGTCGAAGCCGGCGAAGCCGTAGACCTGACACCCGAGCAGTACGAGCTGGTGGCCGCACATGTGACCGCAGGCAGCATCTCGGACGCAGACTTGGCCGCATCCGGCTACCAGCCGGACGGCACAACACCGGTGCCGGAACAGCCGCCTGCCGAACCGACCCAGCCCGAACAACCGGCTGAGGCCGAAACCGCGCCTGCCGAGACAGAGCAGCCGGCACAGGCTGAAACCGAACAGCCGGCAGAATCTGCCGAGCAGCCTGAAGAACAGGCCAAAGCACGCGGCAGAGGCAAAAAGGACTAGGCCATGTACATCACGCGCGAAGACATCAAGGCTGCCGTCAGCCTGGCCGAGCTGACCCAACTGACCAACGATATCGGCGGCAGCACCGAGCCGGACTGGGCGGTGGTGGACAGAGCCATCGCTTATGCCTGCGAAATTGCCGACGGCTACCTGATGGGTCGTTACACCCTGCCGCTGGAGCCGGTACCCAGCATCCTGCGGCCGGTGTGCAGCGACATCGCGCGCTACTGGCTGCATACCCGCCGCATCAACACTGCCGAGTTCCCCAAACCTCTGCAGGCAGCCTACGACAACGCGCTCAAGCTCGCGCAGGTACGCGACGGCAAGCTGCATTTGGGCGTGCGTGCCGACGAGCTGGCCAGCGATACCGAGCGGCCGCAGGCCGAGCGCGGTGCCTACCGTGTGCGCGGCAATGCCAAGCAGGATTGGGGAGGCTACTGATGTCTGCCACCCGCCCGATTCTGACCGCCGTGCGCGATTATTTGGCCGCCGAGCTGCCCGCCTACACGGTGGAGCTGTTTCCCGACGATCCGGCCGGCTACCGCTTTATGGCACCGCTGGGCGCGGTGCTGGTCGGTTATCAAGGCAGCAAGTTTGCCCGTCCAGACGGCCTCGGCTTAATCGGCCAGCAGCGCGACGTCACACTGGCGCTGACCGTGTTCGGACGCGGCCTGAACCATGACGGCGCAGCCTTGGACTTGCTCGACGCATTGCGGCTGGCCATCACCGGCTACCGCCCGCCCGACTGCGAACCGTGCCACCTGATCAGCGAGCAGTTTTTGGCCGAAGAAGGCGGGGCATGGCAGTACCAGCTGATTGCCCAAACCGAAACCCAGCAGGTCGAACGCCGCCCGGCGGATACCCGACCCAAAGTCAGCAGCCTGTACCTGCGGCAGAAAGGCCAGCCGCTCAACCCCGATATCAAACCCAAACCCTAGGAGATTATTATGTCCGCAGCTTTCCACCACGGTACGGAAACCAAACGTATCGACGGCGGCACCAGCCCGATCTACACCGCAGACGGCGCGATTACCGCCATTGTCGGCACGGCTCCGGCCGGTGCGGTCAATACCCTGACCGTATGCGCAGCCGCCCGCGATTTCTTACCATTCGGCAGCAGCCTGACCGGCAAGGGTTTTACCCTGCCCGATGCCGCCAATATCTTTACCCGCTACAAGGCCGGTACCGCTTATGTGGTCAATGTGTGCGACCCGGCCAAGCATAAGAGCAGCGTGGCTGACGAGGCGCTGACGGTCGATGCCGACACCCTGACCGCCCGCACCGCCCATCCGGCCTTGCAAACGGGTTACACGGTAAAAGACGGTGCCAGCGCCCTGAACGAGGGCAGCGACTACACCGTTACCGATGCCCTGGCCGGCGAGATTGTGTTCAAAACCAAACCGACCACGCCGACCATCAGCTACACCTACACCGACCCGTCCAAGGTAACCGAAGAAGAGATCATCGGCGCCTATGTGGCCGCCACCGGCAAACGCACCGGCCTGCAGGCGGTGATTGAAGGCTTCAACCGCTTCGGCGCCGATGCCAAAATCATCATCGTCCCCGAGTACGACAAGACTGCCAAATGCCGTGCCGCCATCGAAGTGCTGGCCGAGCAGATTAAGGCCATCGGCTATGCGGCAGCACCGCAGCAGACCACCCTGAGCAAGGCCATCGAAGGCCGTGGCCCGTTGGGCAGCATCAACTTCCAAACCTCCAGCGACCGTATGATGCTGTTCTATCCCTATGTGTTGGGTTTGCTCGGCGTGGAGAGCTTGGCTACCCACGCTGCCGGTTTGCGCATGAAAACCGACGTGGAACAAGGCTACTGGTACAGCTCGTCCAACCGCGACCTGCTGGGTGTGACCGGCATCGAAATGCCGCTGACCGCCCGAGCCGACGACCCGCAGAGCGACACCAACCGCCTCAATGAAAAAGGCATTACCACGGTGTTCAATTCATACGGCACCGGCTACCGCCTCTGGGGCAACCGCCTGGCCTGCTTCCCGACCGTCAGCCACATCAAAAACTTCGAGGTGGCACAGCGCACCGGCGACGTGATCGACGAATCCATCCGCCGCTTCGAATTGCAGTATATCGACCGCCCGATTGATGATGCCCTGATTGACAGCCTGCTCGGCTCCATCCGCACTTATCTGGGCACCCTGCAATCCATCGTCGGCTACAGCGTGGACTTGGATTACGACTATGACTTGGTGGATGCTTTCAGCAAAGGCCAAGTGCCGATCAAGTACGAATACACGCCCAAGCTGCCGGCCGAACGCATCAGCAATGCCAGCGTGATGACCCGCAAATATCTGGCCAACTTGGTCAGCCAACGATAAAAGTAAGGAGTAAGTAATGACTGCAGTTACCGCTATTTATAATGCCAATGTTTATATTGACGGCAATAATTTGTTAGGTAAAGCGTCTGAGTTTAAATTGCCGGAAGTAGAATTCGAGCAGGATGAATTCAAGGGTTTAGGCATCAAAGGCACAATTAAGTTACCGATGGGTATGGCAGCATTAGAAGGGGAAATTACATGGAATAGTTTTTTCCCAGAAGTTGGGCGCCGTGCTGCCAATCCATACCGTGCTGCACAATTAATGGTACGCGCCGATGTGGAAACCTACGATACTACCGGACGCGTGAAAGAGGTGCCGTTGGTGACAATGGTAACCGCGACCTTCAGCAAGAATGCATTGGGCGGATTCAAACCGAAGGAGAAGGCGGAGTTTTCCAGCACTTACCAGACCACAGAAATTCGCCAAGTGCTAGATGGTCGAGAGACTTTGTATATCAATACATTTACCAACGAATACCGCGTAGACGGCGTGGACGTGGAAGAGACCTACCGGCGCAATATTGGGGCATAGTTTTTTTAAAGCCGTTTAAAAGACCTTTAAAGCGCCCGCAAGCGACAATCCCTACATCAAATCCGATGTAGGGATTTTTATTTACCACCGGCGGTTTTATCAGGCCGCGCCGCCCGGCCAATTTGAAAAAGGATTGCAAAAATGGCTCAGAACGAAGCACAAAAATTACAACAGAAAATCGGCGTTACCCAGACTATCAAGCTGGTGCAGCCGATTGAGACTCCAAACGGAACGGTTACGGAAGTGACCACCCGCCGCGTGCTGGTGAAAGACTACAAGCGGGCAGCCGAGTTGTACCCGAACAGTGCGGCCTTGCAGCAGATCCATGTCATGGCTCTGGCTTCCGGCCTGATGCCGGAGGATTTTGAGAATATGGCGTGGGAGGATTACAGCAAGCTACAGACGTTTTGTATTGGGGCGAATTGATTGGGACAGCTACCACCAAGCCGCTGCTGATTTGGCTTGGTGGTTCGGTTTCTCGCCCAAGATGATTGAAGAAATGTCGCCGGATGAGATTTTGATTTGGCAGCAACAGGCCAACCGGCAGGTTAAAGCGAAGTATTCGAAGATGTAGAGCCCGGCTGTTTAGAGTATCGGAACAGCCGGCAGATGCCGGAAATAAGCACGGCAAGGGAGAAACTGGCGACGGTAAAGGCCACACCGGCAGGCCATGCCAGTATCAGCCCCAAGACGGCAAACCCGAACAACGCCGTCCAGAAGCCGGCTGCCGCCCATATGCTGGCAAACAGCCACAGGGAAGCGGTGGCCACCATCAGACAAAACAGTATGGCGGCCAGTGAGAGGGTGAAATTGTTTTTGAAGTCAAGTTCCATAAGTTGATTATTAGCACAGGTAAACCAGTATGGCAAAGGAATTTTTAGTCGGTGTAACCATTGCCGCCGCATTGAAGGCCGGATTTACCACAGTTTTCGGCCGTGCCGAGCGTACCGCCAAATCTCTAGGCTCGGCCATCAAAGAAGCGACCCACGCCAATGATGCGTTTGGTCGCTCTATCCGTCAGCAGCAGAGGCTGATGCCCTCGCGCAACCTGTCCGAACAGAGCCGTGCCTTTGCCGCCATGACAATGCAGATCCATCGTGCCACCCGTGCCCAGAACGACCTGAACAAGGCGATTGCCGGCCAGCGGGCGGCGCAACAGCACCGCCAGCAGCTGCGCTCCGAGATAGTGGAGACAGCCGGCCATGCGGCGGTTATCGCTGCGCCGGTGGTCGGATCTATCCGTAAATTCATGGAGCAGGAGGATGCGTCTGCCAATCTGAAAATCTCCATGATGCGCCGCGACGGCAGCTTCGGCCGCTTCAACGAAATCGACCGGCTGACCACCGAATGGGGCGCCGCGCTGCCGGGGAATAAAACCGACTTTACCAATATGGCGCTCGGCTTGAAGAGCCAGGGTATTTCGGATGAAACCATCATCAACGGCGGCGGTCTGGCTACCGCCCGGCTGAATACCGTGATGGGCATTCCGATTGCCGACGGCAGCTTCTTTGCCAAAAACATGGAGGCGCACGGCATCAAGGAATCCGAGCTGCTGCGCTCGGCCGACCTGACCCAACGTGCCTATTTCGCTGCCGGCCTGAGTAAGGAGGACATGTATCAAGCCATGTCTTACTATGCGCCGAAGGTCAATACCCTCGGCCTGACCGGCTTGGAGAATCAGAAACAGATTTATGCGGTAGAAGGTTTGGCTGCCAATAAGGGGCTGGAGGGATCCAGCTTCGGTACCAACTTCAATATGATGCTGAGCCAGTTGTCCAAAGGGCCGACCATGATGGAAATGGCTGCCAAGGGCATGCGGGCGGAAGTGCGCGACATGGTGGAAAAGTCCGGCGCCCATTTCGACTTCTTCAATAAAGACGGCAGCATGAAATCGCTGCGTGAGATTACCGGCACGCTGGAATCTGAGTTCGGCAAAGTCCGCGCCCGCTTCGGCGACAAAGGCGTGATGGATGTGGCCGATGCCCTGTTCGGACAAGAGGGCGGACGCGTGGCCTCCATCCTCGGCCAGGCCGGTTTGGGCGGCTTCGATGCCATGATTGCCAAGATGGATCAGCAGGCATCCTTGGAAGACCGGATCAAAGTAAAAACCGGCACCCTGTCGGGCGCAATAGAGGCGCTGGGCGGGATGGCCGAAAACGCCGCCGCCAAGTTCGGCGAAGTATTCGCACCTGATTTGAAACGGTTTGCCGCCTTCGGCCAAAACGTGATTGAGCAGTATGCTATGCCGTTTATCAGCAGGCATAAAGAAGCCATTAAAGTGGTTGCCGGTTTGGCGGTAGGCTTGATTGGGCTCAAGCTGGTCTTCCTCGGACTTGCTTATGCCGGTTCCTTGGTTGCCATGCCTTTCCGCTCAATGTGGACGGGGTTTCAAAAGATCCGCTCCATGCGGAACATGTGGCGATTGTTCCGCATGAGCGGGGTATCGCGCGGTGTGAGCCTGCTGCGCACCTTCGGCATGTCCGCCCAATGGGCGACCCGTATCGCCGGCGGCCTCGGACGGGTGGCCGCGCCGTTTGCCTCGGTATTCGGCCGTATCGGCCAAGGTGCCGGCGTATTCGGCAAACTGAATGTGGCATTGGGCTTGGTGCGGCAGGGCTTTATGTTTCTTGCCCGTTCGCTGCTGACCACGCCGGTCGGTTGGGCGATTATGGCCATCGCCCTGGCGGCCGTGCTGATTTACAAATACTGGAATCCGATCAAGGCGTTTTTTGCCGGCGTGATTGACGGCATCATGAAAGGGCTGGAGCCGGTCAAACCGACCTTAATCGCACTTGGCGAGGCGTTCAGCGGTATTTGGGCAGCAGTGCGGCCGTTCGTGCAGCCGATTATCGATTGGTTTGGCGAGCTGTTCAGCGTCAATCAGGTGGCCGAAGGCAGCGCCCGCAGTTTCGGTGAGACCTTCGGTTTGGTTATCGGCGGCATCCTGAGTTCGGTGGTGCAAACCGGCGCCATGATTTTGGACGGCTGGCGCATGATTTTCGACGGCATTTCCTCGCTGGTCGGCTCGGCTTGGACGGAAATCAAAACCGCCTTTGACGGCGGCCTGCTCGGCATCCTCGGCCTGATTCTCAACTGGTCGCCCATTGGCGCGTTCTATTCGGCCTTTGCTGCCGTATTGTCATGGTTCGGTATCGAACTGCCTGCCAAGTTTACGGAGTTCGGCAGCAACATCATTCAAGGGTTATGGAATGGGCTAATCGCCAAATTCGAAGCGGTTAAGGCATGGTTTGCCGAGAAGGCGGCGTGGTTTAAAAACGCCTTTGCCCAAAGCAACCAGATCCGCTCGCCCAGTCGGGTGTTCCGCCGTTTCGGCGGCTGGATGATGGAAGGCCTGCAAATCGGTATCAACCAAGCCGCCCCGCGCCCGTTGGCCGCTATCGGCTCGGTTTCGCGCGGTTTGCAACAGCGTTTCAGCGACAACACCTCCTCGTTGGCCGCTTCTATGGCCGCTGTACTGTTAGTGGCCGGCA